CATTGTAATCCTCCTCTTCTTCCGAACCTTCTTCGGAGTGAGAGATAATGAAAGTCTTTAGGTCGTTCTTGAATGTGTCTGCACGAGGATCGCCTAGGGAGCGGAATCCACGGTAGGTCGCACCGAGAACGAGCGCTTCGTGCCATTGTGCTCCGATGACAGGCACGTCCGTCGGATTTACTAGAGCAACAGCATCAACTTTCTTCCGGTAGCGCATACGGATTGTATAGTTAGCGTCTGGAGTAGGATCGAGAAGGACATACCCACCGTAGATAACATAGATGCGAGGTTTACCTACGGTAGTAGCTTTATTCCGATCGTACCAACGGATGTCTCTTTGTCTCAACGGATAATTATTTGTGATATCTCGAAGAGATATCGGGAACATGAAATCCGTTGCGATTGTCGTGAGTAAGTAGTCTTCATCGTTCGCGGTAGTTGCGAAGCTGATAGTCATGTCCAACGTTGGGCACGGTATTGGAGCAAACCTCTCTAATTCAGGGAATTTTCCAGTGGTAACGAGGTCCAGATAGCAAGAATTTATCCAATCTTGAACGAGCGCGGGTATAGCTGGATCCGAGGCGCGACCACCTAGATTACGAGTAACATGTGACTGTATTAAGGCATAATTCATTTATCGTCTCCGTCAGAGGTCCAAGGTGATTCGCGAGGTTCTTCACCTGGAGGTGAACCCTCACGCATGTAGTCTGCGTGGCTTTTCCCGTCGATGTCTTCCGGACATACGAGTTTCCCACGTTGTTTCTTGAGCATGGACTCTGGCCAGGGAATTCCACATATAGAGCAGTCGAACCAACGCTCGAAGCGTGCTTTAAGATTCGATGGATAAGTGCTCATGTACTTGTAACCGTTCGAATAGGTATTTTATCCTCCTCATTATTCGATGTAGACGCTTCCGCCGATCGCCATGTTGGCCGGATTCGTCGACCATGTGGGGCAGACCATCTTGATCTCGATGGAATCATTAACCGCCACGGCGATATTAAGGCTTGTATTGAAAATAGAAAGATCGGCCCCATCAATGGGCAAGGTTTCAATGAGGGTGTCGGTAGTATCGTTCTTCCGAACATAGAAGGACACGTTTTCGGTGGTTCCCACGGTGCCAAAATAGGCATGAAGGTAAACGGCCTTAATGGCCCCTGCCTTGGGAATATAAATCCTCGCCCGCCCTGCCGTCACGCTCGGCGCAACAGCCTTTGACCCGAAGTAGTAGGTATTTCCGTCTGCTAGCGTAGCCAGGTTCAGAGCCACTACCGCCAAGGCGTAATTCGCAACCGCGGCGGGTACGGCCCAAGAGGCGTCTCCCCGCAGGAACTTACTTGCATCATTCGGGGCCTTTGGGCAGAATCCGTGCGCCGAGATTGAGACATCCCTGGACACCACGTCCGTCAGAACCAGACTAAGCTCGACCATTTTCATGGCCATCCAGGCTGATCCGCTGTAATACTTGTAATAGCTGGCGCCGATATCCCAGAAAGCCCAGCCGGTCATTGGAACGGCGAATAGCCATCCCGAACCGGTATAGGTAGCGATCGTAAAGGCATGGCCCACCCAAGCCCCCGTAGGTGTATCGGACACGGCATACCGATTCCCCTTGGCGGGACTGCCCGGCGGGTTGTTCGTCTCGGAGATAACCGGATTTTGCCAAGAGAAAGCGTCAAGGTCCGGGACTCGATATTGTGCCATTAGAACTCCTTAAATGGTGAACAGTAAGCACTTATAGTCGGTGTCGTAAGCGGCCCGCCTCGTGTAGGCTTCCTTTACCTGCGCCGCGGTCGTGGCATTCCCGGCTCCATCATCTACCGCCTCGGCCTTGTCCACGATGTTGTCTGCGTCCGTATCGTAGACGGCCTTCGTCATGTCGCCGCCTCCGCCTTCCGGCGTGGCCCACGTATCGTCGTCCTTGAGGAACTTTCCGCTCGGTGTGCCGGTGGCCTTGACGCCTCCTCGTTTCGTCGTAGTGGGCGCGGCCAATCGGTCGCCGTCGAGCGAGCCGGATGTAATGTCCGCTCCGGCGTGCTCGTGAGCGGTCGGCACTGTCGTTAGGTCTGTCCAGACGGTGCCGTTGAACATCTTGTACTTATTGGCGCCCTCGTCCCATGCCGCCCAGCCCTCGGCGGGCTGATCGAAAAGCCAGGCTGAGCCGGTGTAGGTAGCAACATACCAGGCCTTAGTGGCCCAGGCCCCCGTCGGACTCCCCGCTACGAGATAGCGGTCCCCCTTTACCGGAGACCCCGGCGGATCATTTTGGATAGCCTTTACCGGAGGTTGCCAAGAAAAAGTCTCTAAAACCGGAACTCGATAATTAGCCATGATTGGCCTCCTTTTTTATTTCACAACCAGGAGACATCTATAATCAGTGTCATAATCGCCTCCTAAAAATTCACTTGCGTGTTTATTGTCCACGGTGTCGGCGTTCTCGGCCTGGCCGACTATACCGTCGTCGTCCGTGTCGTAGACGGACTTGTACATGTCCCCGTCACCCGAAGGCGCGGACCAGGCGGGTGCCCCAGAGACCATCTTGAGAAAGTGTCCGTCAGTGCCTTTAGCGAAGCGTGCCCACCTTGGGGTGGCGTTTCCAACAATGAGGTCCCCTTGAACAACAGATGCAGCGAGGGCGTCAGAGTGAATAGCAGATAGAATATCGTGGGGAGAACTACCACCGCTACCAAGAGTTTGAATAACAGAGCCGTCCCAGTACTTGAAAACGTTTGTAGTAGAGTTATACCAGAGACGACCTTTCTCTGCAGCACCCCAACCAGTGGTTGTAGGATCTGTGACCCACGAGTTCAGGATCAGGTACTGTCCTATGAAGACGGAGTCAAAGAACTCGCTTGAACCTCGACCTCGAGCTCTAACAACTCCTAGGGTATCAAGGTCTTCTTTTTGTGTAGGCATTAGCGTTTTCTAATCCGTCGAAAGTATTCACGGCTAATACGAGCAGCAACTGCGTAACCCTTCTTTACAACGGTAGTAACAATGAATTTAAGTACGCTTTCTACGGTGGATACAGTCTCGTTAACTACCTGACGGATACGCTTAAGGCGTAGTGTTGACTCGACTAGTTGTAGAGCCTCGCTTGTAACTCTAACGAAGGCTAGTCGGCGAATCAGCGTCTCAACGGTTTGTACTACATCGGTAAATACTCTGGTAAGGCTTCTTACCTTTAGAACTGACTCAACCGTCTGGATCATATCAGTAAGTACTTTGAAGAGATGTTTTATTCGCAGTATTGATTCAACTATCTGGAGTACGTCGGTAATAACTTTAACGGTTGGACCATCTAGAAGAATAATACCAGTACCATCTTCGAGTAGGTAGCCATCAACTGCACTTGATTCGAGAAGGTAACGATCGGCCATCTTATTAGCTCAACTTTACCAGCTCAAGGAATGACCCTTGCATTGCACGACAGACTAGCGAGGCTAGTTCTGCTTCCAGTTTAATTTCTAGAGTGCCCGTAACTGAGACAACGAAGAATCCCTCGATCATTGTAATCATGTCCGTGTTAGCCGTATCCACACTGATGGTTACTGCTCCAATGAGTGTATTCTTAGTGCGTGAACCCTGTGAGGCGTAGACCGCGTTGGCAGCCAGCGTGTTGATTTCCGACGCCGCTCCAGAGGAGGCCGTAGCGATATTGTCCGAGAACCGGCGCTCCACGACGAACTGTGTGAGTGTTCCCGTATGGTTGACCGCGACTCCAATGCCCGTGGTAGTAGCGGACGTTTGGTAGACAAGCTGACACCTGAAGTAATAGCGGCCTACGCCAACGCCAGTAATACTCATAACCGTAGTTAGCGTAAGTCCCGTGATGTCGGATGAATTAGCCGCTAGAACAAGGCGGGTTGTATACTCTCCTGCGGCCACGGTTGTACCAGCGGCACGCTTAACAAGAAAATCAACTATCTGCTGTAAGGTAAGCTTCTTCGACGTACCAGCTTCGTTGATGGCGAATTCGTTCGCTGCAGCAGCAGCTGAAGCCGCAGTCAGAGCACTGATCTTTGTGTCGGCCATTAGCGTTTCTTAATCCACCAAGATGTGTATCTCTTCGCGGTACGAAGAGCAGCTGCGTAGGTCTTCTTAACGATGATGGCGATAGCTGTATGTATAGGCACAGCTTACCTCCTTAGAAGGATTGAGGACAAGGAAACCGGTTTCCCACCGATCCTGGGTGCGGTATCCTACAGTCCATTACTGGATCCCTACCCTAAAGGGTTAAACGCCGTTGAACTGGTGGTTGACGATAACCTTGAGTGTGTCTGCAGACGTCTTCGTGAACAGGGCAGCGAAGAGGAAGCGGGTAAGAGCCTGAGTTCCTGCACCGGCAAGAACTAGAACGATTGCCCCTTCAGCGATGTTTACGATGTTCCCTTCAGTCGATAAGTATTCGTAGGTCCAGGTAGCAATATCTGTACCTGATCCAGTGTTGTCCGTGTCAGCATCAGCGGTCTTAGGATAGGTGGACTTAATAGTGTGGCGACCAGCAGTATCCTCAGTTTGAACATCCGTATGTGTCTTTAACGGAGAAGTCGCACTAGTGCCGAGATGCATCCCACCGGAGCCGTTGATAAAGTTATAGGTAGGAGTTTCACCCATTGCCTTCTGTGCGTAGTAGAGGTCGCCCGAGTTCGTGACAATGTTAACGCCGTGGATCTTGGTAGTCTGACCTGTGTAGATATTTCGCTTGATAGCGATAATACGACCGATGATCCCGATATCGTCGTTGGACTTCTTGAGGGCTCTAAGTCGAGCTTCAGGAAAGAAAATCTCAACGTTGTGGTTCATAAGTAATCTTCTCATTGGGGTTTCTCCCTACTAGTCTAAGAAGTGGGTGATACCACTTCTTGGGAACAGCAATAATTCTACGTACCTTGATCATACCGTACTTGTTAGGTGTAACGGTACGAAGAATCGCGATCGCTAACTCTTTTGATCTTACCGGTTCATTGGGCATGGTACTCCTTTACACGTAGTGACATACGAGAGAAGCGTTAACAGAAGCTGTGTACCCGGTCACAGTTTCAGGGTTAGCGACCGAAAGCAGTTTAATTACCTCTGGACAGGGATCGAACGTAACGGTCTTCTGAAGTGCTGTAGTTCCAATCATAGTGAATGTAGTGGTGAAGTAGGCAGTAGTATCCCACATATCTCGAATACTGTTCCAGGAAGCGAAGATGAACGTAAGGGCTGCTGTACAACTAGCATGGGTGCCTTTGGTATAGATGGTGATAGCAGCAGACCAAACACCTTTAAGAGAGACAAACTGAGAGACGAAGTGTGTAGGACTAACGTAGATACCATTAATAGGAACTACGTAGTCTGTAGCAATGAAGTTAAAGCGCTTCATGCTAGATGCCTTTACGCTAACAGCTGATGAATTCTGTAGTTCGTCCGAACACGAAGAACACAGTCACCACCAGCATTCCCTGCGAATTCAGCGGCACCGTTATTGAAGAGGACGAGTGTCAGGTTCTCGAGGGTCGCAGTCGCACCGATAGCGTCGATCTTCGGGAGACAGTTCGTGTACGTATCAGCGGCCTGATACAAGAAACCAGTACACTCAACTGTCTGAGAGGCGACGACCCCCGTAGTAGTTCCGTACCGAACCTCTAGGTTACAGGCCGAGGGCTCTGAGAGCACGTTAGTTGCATAGTCGAGCATGAGTCGTGCGGTAAGGAACTCGAGGAAGTACCCAGTACCAGGTGCTGCCACTAGAATCTGCGGGGTAGCACGAAGGGTCTTGATCAACGTAGACGTAATTGCAACATCTGCGAAGCCTTCCTGGATATAGAACAGCGCCCCGTCTGCTGCACGAGCGGAATCCAGGGCAAGAAGTGCGGATGCGGACTTGCCTCCACGGATGTGGCGAACGGCTCTTACTGTTACACCGTCACCATCATGTCTTTCACCGAATCTGTTCATATTTCACTCCTATTGTGAGGGAGGTTTGTATAGGGCGGTTAGTTACCTCCCGCCCTAGTGGTTTAGATGCCTTGAGATCCGTACACGCCGGGCCAATGAGTAAACCCGTACGAGCAACGGAATCTCGTCACGAACCTGGCGTTGCCCGTATTCGGGTCGTCATAGTTCCTGAACCGAGGTTTGACACGATCGAACCACTTCATGTAGTGATCCATCGGACGCGTGGTAATAAACCAGGCGTCTTCGTCCGTCAGGTAGTGGAGAATCATCTTCTCCAGTTCCCATTCCCGGATTGCGTTGATATCATTGTCCGTGGTTCCCGGCATCTGAGTACTACCGAGCACCCGTGTGATGATATCTCTCTGGTTAGGACCAGAGATAACCCACTTCGGTCTCTTCAACATAGGAAGACCGTTTGCATCGGTCCACTTCTCGATCGTCTGCGTTGCACTCAGAAGCGTTGCGAAGTCGAAGTCTGCGTCCGTTGTAGGCTTGTTGGCGTTCGTGCCAGCAGCCTTAGATTGAGGATGGTCTGTAGCACAGAGTGCCTTACCGTCGATGCCCAGATACGAACCTGAGAAGGCATTGTTAAGGACAGAGATAGCAAGAGTATCACGTGTCTGCTTAACGGCGGTCGCAAGCATCGTCGTAGCTTTATTGATGATACCATACTGTTCGTCCTCGAAGAGCTCCTCAGTGACTTCGTACCCAAGAACATACGTCTTGTGAAGGTAGTTCTTTTCACTCGACATCTTGATGTAGTCGAACGTGGTTGGATCACCCTCACCCTTTTCGGGCACGAGCCCGAAGCCGTCGATCACGAGATCGTCTTCGTCCTTTAGAGTACTGGACTCGATGTTCAGATACTTCTCATATTCCGAAGGATAGGAATCCAAGGTCATGAGATAGATTTTGTTGAGACCAGGATACATAAGAGATGAAAAACCACCGCGACCCATAGGTGATGGCATGTTAGACTCCTATCTGCCGGTTAGCTGCAACGATCGTGCAACCAACCATACCCGCAATCGTTCCCAACGGGTCGATGAATTTAAGAACCTTGACACGAGAGGTTGTAGTCGAGACAGCCTTGTCAACAACCCACTTGCCAGCCGCGCTCATTGCGATATCCGCAAGGAGGCCCATGTCTGTGGCTTCGATCTTGTTGTTACCAGCGGTAGCGTGATAGACGCTCAAGCCGAAGAGAACGATCTCCATAGCGAGAGCAACACGGATCTGATAGAGTCCCGCTGTAGTGTTGTGTGCCGATTCGAGAGCCATACCCATAATAACGGTCGGATCTGTACCGCAAAGGGTTAGATAACCCGAAACGGTGTAGACGAAGTCTCCAGCGAGGAAGACTTGTGATGCAGCTTCCGGAAAGTTAAGAGAGGGCATGGCACTACCCGTAAGGGTCCCGATGGCACGAGAGGTAACGATGTTCGCCATGTTTACTCCTTGTTAGTCGTCTTTGGACTCCGCGATAATTTTGAGTCCGTCGTGGTGTTTACCCAGAGAGCGTTTAAGGCGCTCTCCATCGTCTTGGTACTTCCGTTTGATAGCATCAATCCGCGCCTGGTTTTTGGCTTCCAATTGCTTCTTGAGTCTCTCATGGTTGTCCTTAGACGTCCTTTGTAGGATAAGATTACCGATCCGGACAGTTCCATCGGACGAGATCATTTTCTCCGCGATTGTTCCTTTGATCTCGGAGTCGGTAGGAGAAACGTTCTCGTAGCCTTGGATCTTCCGGCGTGTATGCTTACCAGCGTCTGCTGATGTTAGTCGATAGTGATGGTCTGGTTTCTTCTTAACTTCACCCGTAACGTCATCGAGAAAGCCCATTTTAGTCCTCCCTGGGAACTTGATACTTACGATATTCCTTCAGATCCATCTTGAACCTCTTAGCCCAAAGGTCCTCAGCTGCTGAGAGAGGTTCCTCTCCAGGAGGAGCTGTAGCAGGTGCTCCACCACCACCAGCAATAGCGTTAGGAGCTGCAGGCGGAGGTTCCTTACCTAGTTTCTCGGCACGAGCCATATTGTAGGCGAAGGTCCATCCGTACTGGGGGTTGATCTTATGGGTGTAAGGCATCTGGTTAAAGATCTCAGTGGCTCGTTCCTCGAAAGAGGCAAAGTCTGGACGAGAGGCCTTTAGAGATTCTTTGTGGATGAATCCGAGAGCCTCTACAACAGGGTTCATAGCCACTTCGAACATTTGTCCAAGAGCAGAAACCTGACTCTCCTCGAAGGCAGAACGAGGGTCTACACCGGAGCGAGAGGTAGTACGACCGCTATCATCATCGTCTTCAGCTGCATTAGCTTTCTGCTTGGGAAGATGTTCATTAGCGTACCACTCGTTCCACTTCTTGTTAGTCTGCTCGACCTTTGTCTTAGCAGTCTCGACTTCACCATAGATTTTGGCGATCTCCGCTATTGTCTTACCCCTGAATTTCTCTGGAATGCCTTCTCCATCGAACTTCAAAGTGGTAAGATCGGGCTTTAGAGCAGCAGCAGCCAGTGCTGCAGCGTCTCCGCCTGCGGCCGGAATAATAGATTTCCCGGTCGCTGAATCAATTCCATCAGCCATTTTTCTCCTCCTGAAGTAATTCCTGCTCAATCATTTCCGTGATTGACAGGAGATATAAGCCAGCACGTATATCCGCACGGGCTACGAAGCGTTGTTCGTCACGTGTATCGTCATGTAGAATGGATTCAGCTAATGCTGTATTATCTTTAAGGAGCTGTCGTATACGAGACCAAACGTGATTCGATACAAAGTCCTCGAAATCTTCTCTGGTGAACTTTATTACTTCGTTACTCATTGTGTAGGTGCTTCAGGGGCAGCACCACCACCCGAAAGCATTGCTAGAAGTTCAGGTGGAAGTCCGCCTGCTGGCCCACCTGCTGGAGGGCCTGGGGGGACCCCCATAGCGTTAGGAGGCATAGCCATAGGAGCCCCCCCACCGACATCAGGAGGTATGCCGGATACAAACATATCTGTATAGCGTTCAGGAGAAGGCTCACCGTAAACTTCTAAGACAGAGCGGAATTTATCAGCTGCAGCCTCACGAATCTTCATCAAGGTCATCTTAAGATTCGGAGGAGTCATCGGACTATCGATTTGCATCGAGAGCTGAGTCATCTGTGTATAGAATTGTGCAAGCAACATCATTGTTTGCTGAGCGTCCTGCTTTGCAACTTCCTTATTCAAGGCAAGGTTAGAGAGGTTACTGACGAGAGCAATAGAGTACTGCGGTCCCATCTTTGGCATCTCAAGCCAACGTTCTGTCTCTGCTCCACGTTTATCACCAAGAAGCATATACGGAACGCTCCTAGGAAGATGTCGATGGAACATACGTAGAGCGTAGTTACCGAATCCGTCTTGAACTTGACGGATATCTCGGATACAGAGATCGAACCGACGAGCTCCTTCCTGGATTAGAGCGAGAGTAGCTGTTGCTGTAGCTCGACCGCCAACGGAAGGAGATTCACGACCCATTGAATAGTCGTTGATGCCAGTTCTTCGCTCGGAGAGATCCATAACCATTCGAATGAATGAGGGGTTCAGGTTAAAGGATGATCCCATTGGAAATGACATTAGATCTTTCTCGGGGTCATCAAGTAAGAATAGCTTCCCAGGATAGATATCTGTATCGGATCGAAGGCTCTTACCCTTTCGACCTTTGTAGCACTGCATAGTAGCTATCTTAAAGTTGTCGATGAGGAGGTTTACAAGGGCCCAAAGAGCTGTCTCGTAAGATTGAGCCATCTCCATAACGCCGAGACCGAAGATACCGTAGTCTCTAGGACCGTAACGAAACAGAAATAGGGGCCACTCTGGATAATCATCGACCTCTACCTTCATAATCGTACGAGATGCGGGATGCCACTTAACAATATATTTACCGAAGAGGCCTTTCTTTTCTACATCAAACTTAATCCAGGTCTCGATACCTTCAACCTTTGGTCCAGAAGGTGCAATCTCACCACTGCGTTCTTGTGCCGCCTGCTGTGGTTCATTTACAGGACCTTTGAAGGCAAGGAGTTTATCGATATCGGCAGAGTCGAAGAACTTATCCTTGCGGGCCATTTCAAGTTCAAGGGGAGTCCACACAAGGTTTCTACCCCACCAAGGTAATTCATGAACTTCGGAATAGCCTCCCGGTACGTAAAGATCTCGAAGCGGTAGACCTTTTAGGACAACACTTTGAATGGTAGGAATTTCCTGTTGGGAGGGAATGAATCCGTACTTCTTATAAGGAAGGTATTCGTATTCCTCAACCCATGGCGCGAGATACGCGCCAGTGCCTAAGCGGCACGTTTCAAAAACACAACGACGCATTACATCGTAATAACGCATTTCACGTTGGACCTTAAACTCAAACATGTCCTCGACACCCTTAGCAACCTTAACCCAGGAAGAATCTCGAAGGGCATGAACAGAGAACGTTGGTTTATAGGCCGTCATTGTATTAAGGAAGCGGGCAGTAGTTGCATCTGTGTAAGTTGCACCAAGACCCATAGAAACGTTCGACATCCAGTCGGAACTACGAGGCTTAACACGTCCTGCGTAAGCATCTTCCCACTCGTTGCGTTTGCTTTGCAGGGGTTCGTAGACTTCACGTTTAGCGCGTTCGTGCTCCTCTTCAAGGTAGGCAAGTAGTCTTGCACGAGAAGTGTCGGTGAGTTTCACAATGTCGGGCATCTTAGATTCTAGCTCCTGAGACAAGACCCCGATAGTATCGAGCATCCTGAGCCCACTCCTCAAACCTAGATGAAGAAGCATCAGCAGGTTGAGCCATTTGCATTACCCAAGCCCAACCATCAAGAGCGTCTTTCGTTTTCGATCCGGGGAATGCTGTATATTCCTCAAGGAAGCAGACACAGGAGCGATGTACGTATAAGAGTCCGTCACGAGCGAATTGACACCCAGCTCGTGCACGAGTATCCTTAGAACGCTTAGTGTCTTTCGAGAGAATTTCCAGAATAGGCTTCTGAGATTCGTTCTTCCAGATTTCATCGGCAAGGGGTTTCAGTGCAGCTTGATATCCGAAGCCCTCAACACCCATACGAATAAGGCCGTGTGGATACCAACGAAGCCACATAGCGAGCATTTCCTTCACAAGGGCAAGAGGGTCACTACGCTTAGCCCATTCATCGAGTAGATAGCGTCGACCCTTAGCATCGATGCCACCTATAATGATAGCGTTCCGCGAGGTCATTTTCTGTGCAGCGGTAAGCGCGGTAGAGTGAGACATATCTACAGCGGCGTAGATATTCATATTACCGAAGGAGACGAACTCCCCGGATTCTAACTCGACACCGTTAGGTAGCCTCTTATAATATTGGAGCCAGGCCGTTTTTAGCTCAGCTAGCTTTTGGTCCGAGGGGTTATTCATCCATTGAGTTGCGAACGTATAAGGATCTGCTTGCTGTTTACGAAGCATCCAGTCCATAGTATAAGCTTCAGGGAAGATTGGTTTATTACCTTCGATGGCCTGACGATAGTAGATGAAGTATTCAGGATGGACTTCTTCGATATAGGAGAGTACATCGATGTTTGACCAGTGATTACCCACGACGGTGATATCTCGTTGTGGGATCGGTGGTCTTAGAAGACCTTCGCGCTGTTCGAATCGGTCCGTGAGTTTCTTCATTAGCTCAGCGGACTCGTATGTATCTTCGTCTACGAGGTCGTCGTATACGATCCAGTCAAAGTGGTTAGCAGTTACCTTTGTTTGCCAGCCTGCAGCTGTCCAGGTTGCTTCAGGCCAGTCCATTGTACGAGGGAGGCAGGCTTCCTCTTTGTTCCAGCGCTTGGATTTCTCGGGCAGAAGTTCAGGGAAGAGTTGACGGAGTAACGGAGCGTTCTCGAACGCTGCTCGAACCTTAGAGACCATACGTTCTGCATTAGTAGCATTATTAGCTACGATAAGACCCGTCTCATTCGGATTACGAAGCCCCCGCCACACAGCGTATGAGATAGTAAAGATTGAGGTTTTATAGTGATCACGTGGAACTACAGAACAGAGACGATGGTATGAAATAGCGTTCTGTGCTACCTGACACATCTCGTAATGTAGCGTCGGAGTCAGTTGCTGATAGCCTAGCAGGGCAGTAGCGATAAAGAAGATTGATTCCTGACACTGCTTACGTAGTTGGTCGGGCAGATTCTTCGCTTGCGTTGTCTCTTCGTTCATTGGCGTGTTCTGAAATAGGCTTAGCTAGTTTGAGAAGGTCTTTATCTCCTTGTAAAGTACGGGCTTCACGTTCACGCTTTAGTGCATCGACGAGAATCCCGGCTTCAAGCGTACCGATATTGACGACGGTCTGCATCGCAGGTGTGGCTTTAGCGTATCCAGCTCGATCAAGAAAGTCTTGCGCGACGTCGCGGACGATTGTTTCCGATGAGGATTTCAATAGGGCTTCTAGTCGGTTAAAGGATTCTTGTGCTACACCTTGAAGTTGCTCGGTGATACTCTTGACCTTCTCACCGATAACGGCATCAACCCCTACATAATGTTTATCGCGAAGCCGATCGAGTAGGTCTCGAAATTCGGGATGTTCCTGCGTACGTTTTACAGTAGCGAGCTTCAGGCCTGTAGCTTGGGAGATCTCTTCATCGGATTGCTTTAGAAGGAGACGTCGAGCGATTTCATGATGTAGTAGTTCTAGTCTTGCTCGCATGGAGCGTCTCGTTGCTTCTATGAATAGTATACGGCATAGCTGTGGTGATAGCAAGTAGCACAAGCTTCTTGTGCATTGCTTGGCTCAGAGTGATTTTTTGGTAAATCGGTGAAACCGCTTTAATCATGTATATCAGTATGTATATGGAGGGGGTACGGTATCCCCTATGAGAGGAGTATAGTATGAGTAGTATAAGACATATGAAGCTGATACACTACGGAAGTCTAAAGTTCGATCCCCTTAAATGGAAAGAGCCAATACTCTTTCCAGGATTTAATAAGCCTAGAGGAGGCTTCTGGGCAAGTCCAATCGACTCAAAGTGTGGTTGGGATTGGTGGTGTAGATCAGAAGCATACAAAGAGCAATCTCTTGATACCTTCTTCGAGTTCGAGATCACAGGTAAGATACTTAGACTAAGAGGCGAGACTCCGATATTAAATATGAATGAGCTTATATATCGAAAGGTTGATGCATTGTATCTACCAGAGAGTATGATCTATGAGCCCAGATATTGGGGTTGGGATTGTGAATCAGTCGTAATTCTGAATAAAGATATAATCCGCTCGTAAGAGCTGAAAGGAGAAAGCTATTAAGCAAACTCTCGCACCGTTCCGATTGAAAGATCGGAAGCCGATGAGCGTGAGCATCGAGTACGAGTGTCTCCTTAGCGCGGAGATCTCATCACTCGAGTTCGCTCTCATCAAACAAGAGTTCCGTGCGGCTCTTCATAGAGTCTTCGGTAACTCTCTAACAGTCGTTGATGATAGCATCAGCGGCCAAGGCTACGCATCTAAGTCGTAGCTTAATACTCTAGATCTGAAAGGAGGTGATAATCGTGAACGCAACACTCAACTTCCGACTCTCGAAGGAAGCCATGAGCTCTCTGCTCAAAGAACTTCTCAGCAGAGCTGAAGGAGCAAGGACAGGCGAAGGCGTAACCCTAACGTTCCAGCTTTCTCAGAGCAGTAGTTTGTGCGATCCTAAGCTTACGCTCTTCGATTGTTACGAAGAGTACTTCGACCATATCGTTGGCAGCAACGATATAGAGTAACAATTTAGATCTGAAAGGAGGTGAGTAAGATGTTCTTAGATCTATTCGCTACGATTGGATTACCAGTTATTGGACCACTGTTATTACTTCTGTACATGTTATGTAGCGAACGTAAGAAGTGTAAGAAGTAACTACTATCATTGAAAGGAGAAGCAGATGTGGTACATCTTGTTCCGCATCAATCTTCTGTGGGCAATGGCTGATCAGCTCGGTGATCGTTATCGAGAGCAGATCGTCACATTGGTCGAACAGAACTTTGATGCTTGTGCAATCGCTAGAGAAATGTAGTCTCATAGGTCCGCTTACCTATGAAAGGAGGTGAGAACTATGTACCTACACTTCTATACAATCTTCCAAACTCGTAGAGAGCCGAGTCTATTCGTACTCCTCCCGAAGATTCGTTTCAAAAGACATCCGTACGGAGTATGGACTCTAAGTGGTTGTTGACTTCGCTACGAACTCTTCGTGTGTAACGCTAACGACTAACAAAGCTTAGAACAACCTTGCGAGTTCTCTAAGCATCTTACAAAGGAGCTACTGCAATGTCTAAGAACAAAGCAGCTTGGGAAGCTTCTTCGTGGGACGAGCTGAAGAGCCTCACGACGCTCGACGAGTGCCTCAAGGCGCTTGCGGCCCGTGAAGCGAATCGGCTCTACCACAAGAAAGCTAACCTCAAGAAGCAGTCCATCCTGGCGAAAGCCAAAGAGATGGGCATCACTGCCGACTGAGGAGCTTCTCCAGCCAACACTGAGTAAGACTCCGGGCCGCGGAGAGCCTGGGAACAGAATCTCCGTACTATATATAGATGAAAGGTGGTGAGAAAGTATGAAAAGACCATACGGGCCACTCGAAGGTAACATCTGGATCGATGTCGTTAAACCCCGTAAGTACTTCATCGGTGACCGAGTCATCGGGAAAGGTCCTCGCGGGAAGTACGACGGCAAAGAAGGTACCCTGATTCGTAGCCTCTCCGTGTATGGAGGTATACATCAAGGCTACTACATCATCAAGTACGACGACGGACAAACTCGTACCTACATGGCGATTAAGAAGGCATAAGGAGATCTGAATGGTCTTGTGGGTTCGCTCACCCATGAAAGGAGGTGAGAAACATGACAGACAAACAGAAGCTCGAAGCTATTCGTGAGGTTATCAACGAACTCAAAGGTGAGGATGTAGACTACGTTACAGTTGAAGCAGGACTCGAAAGTATTGAGCAGATCCTCAACGACGACGAATGACCTCGCGGCTTCATCCGCATGAAAGGAGGTGAGAAGCTATGATTAGCTGCTTCCCAAAGCGTCTTGTAAACTTCATCTATCATCATAGATGGAGTAAGTGGGGAATACCCAGAGTAACGGATATTCTAGACTGGATTCCCTATCTTATCTGTCGAACTCTCGTGAAGGTACTTCACAGAGATGACGTTGGCTACTGAGGGACTTCGCGTCCGCTTACGCATGAAAGGGGGTGAGAAATATGTTACGCATGCGACAGAAAGACGAGACAGACAATCTAAACCTCTACACAACAGTTGTCATCGTCGAGAAGGAACCATTCACTCTCAACGGAAATACGTACGTTCCTCCGGACGGAACTGCAATCGAGGTCGAGATTCGCTTTGCACTCGATCTAGTCGAGAACGCGATCGAGAACAACGATCCTCTCGGTGAACTACCGACGAAGCTCGATGAGGCATTCGCTACGATCCGAGACTACCTCAACGACCCCGATGCCTGGACTCACGATTACGACGAACGTGTAATCGGCAAAGAGAACGTTTACAAGAGTAGTGCAGAGGAAGACCACAACGTCTAACTAGGACCTCGATAGTGCTGAGCAATCACTATAAAAGGCTCACGACGTCCACTTACGTCTGAAAGAAGGTGAGAAACATGAGAAGACCATCACGGTACGTACGCAAGCTCGCGAAGGCTTACAAGGTCAAGAACTCCTATAATCTGGATCACCAGATCAACGAGTTCGTTAACCTCCTCGAGTGTAGCTTCAACGATGGCTACATCGACGAGGGAGTGTGGTTCGACTTTATTCACCACGCTATTCAAGACGTCTTCGGTCTATACCGAAGAGACGTCTAAACAGTCTTGAGGGACTTCGGTCCCTCTATCTGAAGGAGGTGGTGCTATTGCTTGTGCGAAGTACCTAACCCACTATCCTACGTAGAGGAATCTGCAACTCCGCGTAGGTCTACAATTAAATCGAGCCTGACTAGCGCTCTGAGCTAGTGGTTGGCGCATTGCAGCGAATGACTACAGCAGGTTAGTCTTACATTCGCTGTGTTGCAGCGACTGGGGGGAAGTCTGTGCGTTGAGATTTCCTGGCTACACGTTACTTTGTGTATAGATGTAGACGCCCACGTCTGTGCGTGAAACACGTTACATCGCTCATCGTAATGAGCCGAGCAATAGAACAGAATGACAATGATGTCGTGAAATATTATCAATCATGTCAATTGCTTGGCTATCAGAGACGTGGGGGAAAAAATGGTATATTTGGACCCACATGTAAAAACGGTTAAGCTATATATATAATATATATGAAATATTAGATACTATATATATATAGTTACCACGTTTTTACACCCCCCGTCGTTTTGGCGGTTATTGCCTATAGCCAAGCAATATGCACGTTTGATATTATTTCACGGAATCATTGTCATTCTTGTCTATTGGTCGGCTCATTTCAACAGAGGAGGTATAAAGCATGAAACGTAACTGTCGGTCACCACCTGTCACAAAACGCGTGACTTTTACTTTGAACTATAGTATCATAT